TTTTGTTATCTATAGCATGTCTCCTTTTTAATTTTTCTATATATTTATCATAGTCAGGTCTTTCGATATCATATTTTTTCCATTGCATTTCTGCATCTTTGCCAATAGCACCTTCAAATGGGCATGGTGTACCTGCATGTTCCATTGCGGAAAACACTCTGTCATCCTGACAAAGAATTGCTATTGATGCAACTCTCATATTAAAATCGTAAAGGAGCTTTGATAGTTTCATTCTTTCGCAATTCTCGTCAGTAACATAAGTTCCACCCGATACACCAAACCCTGTGACTTGCACACCGCCACTTACTCCCACGATGCATAAATCTTGTGAATAGCTACTCATGGATGGTGCTGTAGCTGTTCCGACTGGTATTTTCGAATTTTTTGTAGAATTGGTAGTTGTGTTTGTTGTGGAATTAGTTTGTCCACCACTATATGTATTGTTAGTAGTGCTAGTATAACCACCAGATATAGAAGTATTGCTACCGCTAGTGTTGGTTTGATTACTGACAGAGTTATCTGTCGCATTTGCAGTAGCTCCAATAAAAATTAAAATTAATATTAAGCATAATACTAATAAGCTACTCCTCATTCCTTATTTTATTAAGTTCTTCAGCTAGAGAATCGTTCTCCTTATTTTGTATTCTATATTTCCAATCTTGTATTTTCTTTTCTTTCTTCTTTTCGTGTTCAAGTATTGCCACCTTATCTTGCAAGCTAGAGACCTGCTGCTCTAATTTTCCTACCTTTCGCTTTTGCATATACTCTTGCAGAGCAGCAAATCCCTTGCTTAATAAACTTGTTACTATAGAAGAAACAATTTTGCTTATCATTAGTCTTTCTTCTCTTTTAGTAGCATAGATACAACAGCAGCCACAGATGCGAGGGCTGTTGAAATTGTAGTCCATTGTTCTGAACTTACACCAAAAGCTATCATTATTGCTGATAATCCAGCATAAGTTGAAGGCTCTTTTAGTCTATCAATTATTGTCCACATACTTCACTCTCCTTTGTTTAATTTTACCTAGTCTTGCCAGAAAACTAAAGACATAGGAAATTCTTCGTCACCACTCTGTTGAGTTGTACTATTTCTACCTTTGTATCGTGCAAATGTAGAAGCTATAGTGTACAGAGTGATATTTCGCATTCTATTGTCTCCTTGTCCTCCGCCAGCAAGAAATCCCCATGTTGCTCCATATGTTCCCGAAAACACAAAGCTAAAATTAGTTTGATATTTTCCAAAACCAATATCTGCTACTGAAGATATATTGTATTGGCTACCCACCATACTTGCTGCTCCGTCATGGTTTACCCATGCTCTAGGTATTTTAGTTATTCTAGGTGCAGTAGATTCTTGGTCAGCAAGAGACTTAAAATTAGACATCATTAGATTCATTTTGCTAGATGTCAACAATTCTCCGCTTGTGAAACTTAAAGCTGTAAATGCCATTACGGTTCTAACCTCTCAAAGAATACAGCCGTTGCACTTTCTGGTTGATGATAGCTATCTGCACTATCGTTAAAATTATGGTGAAATACAGAATAAAAATTCAATGCTCCAGTACCACCTTCAAAAAATGGCATTGAATAAACAACTGTGGCATTTTCATTAGTCGTATCGTGTGCATTTCCAAGTCCGTAAACAGAAGGTCTTGAAACAGAATTTACAACAACCATTGAATAGGTAAATGTAAAATTAATATTATAAGAACCTACGAAGTTTTGTGTGACAGAAGACACATTATCAGAAAAATTGATTGATGTTCCTGTGTAATTTACTATTGCTTTTGCCCTATTGAATGTAGGTGTAACACCTGTTTCACCACTAGCAAAGGCTGTAAAGTTTGATTGAACGGCTGACAATCCACTGGCTGTTAATGTATCACCAAACTGAAATGTAATATCTTCAAATCCCATCTGTCCCCCAAGCCATTACAACTGCCGTCTTTGCATTTATTGGGTCTGTGTCTCCTGGGTCAGATGCCCTTGCATACACTGTAATGCTACCTCCTGATTTTGATTGACATGCTAACTGAAAGTTTCTGCTTTCTTCAGAACCAATTTTTTCCATTTGAAAGTTAGCACAATAATTTAATGTAGTGTAAGAATTAGTCCAGTTTACTGTATATGTACCAATTGAAGCATAGACTACTGATGAAACTCCAACACTTTGAAACTCTATCATTCTTCCTTCAGCATCAAAATAACAAGCCTTTAAAGCTTGACCAAACAAATTAAACTCTGAAGAATCTCCTTGTGCTATTGCATCAAAATTACCTTGCAGTTGATTTAACTGTGTAGATGTTAATTTAGCTCCAAATGCAAAGTTTATATCTGTAAATGCCATGTAATTATGCTAACACAGAGACGGTATTGTTCAATGTTCCTAAATCTGGGTCATCAAGCTCAAAGGCTGTGATGTTGGATATAGCAATACCATGTCCTACTGATAACTCCAATGTTTGTGTCATATTTTCAATATCTATTGTTTCTGCAATTAATGTGTAAGGCTGGTCGACAAGTCCAACTTCATCTATATTTACAAAGAAAATATCGCCTAGTTGTTGTTGTAGATATTTTATTGGTGTCTTAATTTCTAAAGCAACCTCTGGTTCTTTTCTTCTAAATACTATTCTGTCACCTAAGTTTGCTGCTCCAGCGACATCAACATACCAGATAAGGTTAGATGTAGGTTGTTTTCTAATTACACCATAGGAATTTATAGAAGATGTATTGTCTCTTGTAACAGTGGATTTTGGTCCTGATATTTGATTTGAAGTAACTGTAAAAGATACTGGAATCGTATATCTGTTACACATATCATATGCATCACCTTTTGCTTGGAAACTTATGATATCACTTCCAGAAACAACCGCACTAAAGCTGTTAGAGCCTACTAAGTTTCTTCTGAAATAAACTTTATTATTTGCTTCTACATATATTGCTGAATCTGTTACTTCCGCAATACCTTGTAAAGCTTGCACATAATTAGTGCCATATGGGAAAAAGCCTTGTACTACTATAGACTCTGAACCAAGTGTGTTTTTCCAGTCTACCCAAGATTCATAATCTATATCTGGATTAGTAGCATTTGCTGTACTGTTTAAATTACCGCCATAAGAATTACCTGTTAATATATCAAATGTTAAGTCCGCAGGATTCCAATTAGAATTTAAGAAGCTTGCACCTTGTTGTGATGTTGTGTCAGTTGAAACAAATACTTGTGATAGAATATCCATTTGATTTTTGAAGTTTAATTGTACTGTAGAATCTCCGTAATTTGCATTAATTAAGAAACCTTTGCCAATACATCCAAAGTCTGCAAAAGCAGGATTATACTGATATCCAAATGAAATTTCACCTTCTTGTCTAAATTTAGTTCTATTTTGTACAATATCTGTTAACAATTGTGATGCATTTTCCATTGTTATGTTAAATGGTTTACCAACTACATCTTTATATGCTCTACTAATTGCAGGAAACTTAACCACTCTGTCTGTAAATACAGAATTGTTAAATGTAAATTGTCTTACTATAGATTGAGGATTTGTAGATTGTTGTTGATTTAAGAAGAATGGTGTTAGCTCATGTCCTAATCTACATTTGCTTTCTACTATAGTGCTGACTATTACAGAGCCTACTGTTGTTTCTAAATCAACTCCGAGTGGTAATGCACCCCTAGATAATGCTAATGAACCTACTGCTGATTCAAAATCAACACCTGTAGGTATTAGAGATTCAGATGTGGTAAGCAGTATAGTTGGCTCACCTACAGTAGATGCAAAGTCTACACCTGTTGGACTTAACCCTTCAAATGATGTGGCAACTGTTGGCTCTCCAGCTGTTGTGCCAAAATCGACACCAGTTGGTGCTAATGCTCCTTCGCCTGGAATATAATATAGATATGGATTTTTATGCCAATAACCAGTCTTTAAAGTTTTATGTTCTTCTGGAAGATTGTAATAATGCGAAAATTCTTCTAATGAAGGTGTTCTGCTTTTCTTATCTTTTGGTATGAAATGATAAGTTGATTGAGCTCTATATGTACCAGCGAAACTTCCAAGCATAGATTAATTATATACTATGATTTAGAATTGGGTAATTTCAAAAGGAACAGTAGGTCCAGTTCCTGAGCTTAAAACTATAGTAATGCTGTAACCTTTATTTGTGTGCATTGGTGGAGCAAAAAACATTGGCTCAGCTTGAACACCACTAAAGTTATCTCTTGTTACAACTTTATTTCCAGATGCAACAATCGTACAATTGTTTACATTTATGTTTAGGTTAGCCCCTGATACCATTGGAGTTAAATCAATTAAAGCAGAATAGATTCCTGCAACAGCAGTTGAAAAAACTGTTGTTGTTCCACTTATTGCCTGTGCCCCTGTTGCTACTACTGTTTGTGCCATTACTTATCTCCTAAATCATTATCCCATATAACCTTTAATTCTTCAACTGTAGAAGCTGAATCTATCTCTGGCTTAGATGGAAAATCTCTTAATTTATTTTTTTTTGCTACTATATCAGCAGTATCTGCTCCTGCTTCTTGTGCTCTCATATACTGAATATCTAACTCTGCAAGTTTTGGTTTTCTAGCTATTCTTATTTTATCTCTCCAGACATCTCGGGCTTTTTCCATATTTATTGATGGATTCATGTCTGCATCACAAGCCCAAGCATTTCTAAATTCATTATCAAGAGAATCAAGCTCTGTGCTTTCTATAATTACTGCACCTTCTGGACAATCTTTTGCAGCTATTTCTTCAACTGTTAGTCCACAGTTTTCTGCTGGTACACATACTGCCATGATTCCGTTTTCTTGATTATAAATAATAACTTTACTCATATTTAACTCGGTTTTGGATATGTAGATTTTACCTCAGCAATGTGGTCTTTCCAAGTTGTTGTACCATCAACACTATCGTGATACTGCATATCAAGTTGGTCTTCAAGTGATTTATATGCTTTTGCTCTATCTCTTTGATATTGCTTTGCATCATAATCTGCTTGAAGCTCTGCTTGTTTTGCAGTTATCTGGTCATTGGTAATATTATTTGGATTACCATCATGCCATGTAATACCATCCAAACTTTCGCCATTTACACTTACTTGTGCATCTGGGTCTAAAGCTAAAATTGCCGATATTATATCTGTCATAATTTATCTCCTTTTATCCTGCTATCTCCATAACTGTAATCACAGATGTAAATCTACCTGTTATAGCACTATCTCCATCATTTTCTACACCCCTATTAACATATGCTGTACCACCACTTTCAGAAAACATTTGAAGTTTATAAGTTAATGCACTTGTAGAACTTGGTGAATCTAAAAAATTTATTGCATAATCAAATGTTGGGTCATTTGCTGATGCTCCCCATTGTCCACCTGTGGTTGCCCTTGTTCTATTACTCGCTGAATCATGAATACAAATTTCAGTTGAATCTCTTAATAAAAATATTGGGTAAAGATATGGTGCTGTTCTGTCTAAACCAATGTTTATTCTACCTGTAATTAAAACTTTATTAGAAGATGAACTTGGTGTTATTGCAACAGATAATCCTGTAACATCAACTTTTGAACCAGAAGTTGTAGAAAATGTGTCTGTTTTAACTGTTGATAAAGTTTGTAAAACTCTACCTGCTGTTAATAGATTTGGTTTATCTGATGAATATGTTGCCATGTTCTATACCTCTGTGTATCTCCATCCATTAGTTGAGTTGTAATAAACTAATGAAAATGCTGCACTGTTTGTACTCACTGTTAAGTCTGCTGCGTTTCCATTTATTTTTTCACTGTTTCTTCCAACAGTAATATTGTTGGTAGCTGCTGTACCATGTGAGTCAATTATTTTAACTTGGTTTCCGATAGAAGGAGAGGAAGGTAAAGTAATTGTTACAGCAGTTCCAGATGTATCAACAAATATGTTATCACCATCTGAAGCTGTATAGTTTCCACTTTTTTCTATCCATGCCTCACCTAAACCAGCAAGAGAAAAAATATCATACCAGTTAGTTCCATCAGTAGCGACTAATCTATACTTGCCGTTTGT